GAGTGAAAGTGCAATTCCGACCATTAGGACAAGTCGTGCTTTGATTTCAGAGTTGGTGTATTTCTTCACGGTGTGGTTGCTCCAATTGTGGTGTCACATCTGGGGGCTTCGGGTTTGGTTGTGCAGTTGTTTCGAGTGCGATCGCTACAGCTGGTGATTACCAGCATGAGTGCGATGGCGAGTCCTGCGACGACGGCAAGAGTTTTCATGGTGTATCGGGGAAGTCGGCTTCGGGGCCTGCTGTCCATGTGGCTGGGAAGTCTCGTAGGGCTTGGCGGTATGTCGCCCATGCTTCACGGTCTACGGTTGCGTCTGGTAGTTGTGTCCAGTCCGATTCTTTAAGTAGGCGGTCACGATGGTTGCGCATACGCTCAAGCCACCATTCAACAGGTACTTCATCAGGGTCAAGGTTTGAAGATAAATCCATTTTTGTTATGCCGCCTCGTATAGAAATTGGTAAGAAATAAAGTCTGTATTAGCCCATGCAAACGGGTTTGTAGCACTGACTAGACCACCAGGATTACCAAAAAACATGTAAGCCGTAGTGGAGGTCAATTTCCATAAAGTGCCAAAATAATTTGCATTAGCCGAAACATCGCTAATCCACCAAGAACCGATAATTTCTTGAACGCCTGAGCCTGTTATTGGAAGATTGACAGTATAAAAGCCTGCACCAGCATTTGTGCCCGCAGTACCAAAACTAATTTTTGCTTGACCATAAATAAGTTTGTTAACTCGACCATATTTGCCAGTGCTAGACGAACCAGTGCCTAGGGTCGGGTTTGTAGTTGAAGCGGTAAGTACTGGTGTCCAATTTTCCCAAGCGGCCCCAATGGTGTTAAGCGTCGCCGCAGTCAACACCTGCCCGCTAGTTGTCCCTGCTGTCCACTGTGTAGCCATAATGTTTCTCCTTTACCAGCCCAAACGGCTGGTATCTAAAATACCTAAAGAAGTGTTGTCAAGAATAAAAAACTGGTAATAAGTCGCTGGCGACAAATATAAAACCCATTCAGTCTGCTCAGGGGTCATGTTCACACTGTAACCCTCTAAGGCAACTAATTCAGTCGTGTCAGACCCAGCACCCGGTACACGGTACGCTAAATTAAATAAAATTTCGTCACGCAAAATCATAAACAATGTGTAGGCCGTGTCATTTTGTGCTCGATCAGAAAACCTTATTTCAAAGCGTAAATCTGTCGGATCAGAAAAAGTGTTAACAATCCATTCAGCGTTACCTTGCGCCTGTGTCGTGTTGAGGTCAACAGTTGACGACGAATAAAAAGTTGCGCCATAGGTTGAAACAGAGCTGGCGTTACTGGCTGTTTGGTTTGCTAACCCATTAGGAGAAATAGTTGCCGTATTGATAAAAGATAACCCGTTTTGAATTCGGGCAAATTCTTGATACCCAATAACGCTTGACGAAGAAGTACGACCAAACGAAACAGGAGTTGTGGCTTCAAATTGTTTTCTGCCATAAAAGTTAATGCGTCCTGCGGCACTGTCACGGTTTGTTCTTAAAATGCCACGCTCAGTTGCGTTTAAAATGTTCAACTGGTTTAAAACTGTGCCTGTGTAAGTTTGTGCTGAAGCCGTTGACTGCGTTTGCAGATTGCTTATTTTTACATTTGATGGCAACGGGCCACCTGAAAGCGAAGTAAATTGAGTCGCCTGCAATCCTGTGGTTTGTTGTGTCAACGACAAGGCATTTGCTTGAACACGACCAGCCCGACCAAGTGCATCAACACAAACAAGAGTTGCTGTTGATAAACCAACGTTGCCGGGGTGATCAGCAAAAGTTATTTCTTGAACTGCGTAAACATTTCCTGGGTCACTGCCGTAGGTGGCGTCTGTTCTGTCAGTGTCTAACAAAATTAAAGTATTAAAACTAAAATTTGTGACGAAGTTTGCAGAGTTGTTAATCGTAATTGTTAAAGTGCCTGCGCCGTAATCATCTAAATATTTTGTACGACCGTACGACATTGAAGCACTAAGAATTTGCGAAGTAAATTCTGTACCTTTAGAAAACCCTGCAGGGTTGTAATAAAACTTCCAATTGGTAACAGCCATCACATAGCCCTGGTGTTTACGGGCACTGGGCCTGACTGGCGCACATACTGCTGGAGTGCTCTGACGATACTGTTCGGGTCGCCACCGTTGACATTGATTGTGATGTTTGCTCCGCCACCGCCACCGAAGCCCATACTGCCCAACTTTGACAACGGGATCACGGCTTCGGGTTCGTTGCCTTCGCCAATCATTGCCAATGTCGCCTGAGTGACAATGCCCCCGTCTTTTAATTCAGGTATGTCTGGCACATTAAAGCCTTTGCCACCAATGCCCGGAACCCAGCTCGGCACAGTGAACGAGAGTGAGCCGATGGTGTTGTTCCACAGTTTCGCGATCGCGTTGAAAGCTGCTTTGAACGGTGTTGTGATGACATTGGCGACGAAGCCCATTGCGGCTTTGATGCCGTTGTAAATGATGCTGAAAACATTGATGATCTGATCTTTGAATGTGGTGATCGCGAGGATCGCCAATCCGAACGGGCCTGTCAGGATTGCGAGAATGAGCTTCCAGTTGTTAGTTACCCAGTCGATGACTCCTTTGATGAAGCCGATGATCTGATCCTTGAATGTGACCACGAACGCCAAAGCGAGACCGAACGGGCCTGTCAAGATCACGAGCAAGAGCTGCCAGTTATCTTTGACCCAGTCGAACACAGTTTTGATCGCGGCCCATACTGCAGCGAACGCGTCACCGACGACTCGAATGACACCGTCAAAAAGCCCGAACTCTTTCTGCAGGATGACCAGAACGGCGATGATTGCGACGACTGCTGCAACGATCAGGAAGATTGGGTTGAGGGCCATGACAGCATTGAAAGCGGCTTGGATGGCTGTGAAGGCTTTTGTGGTTGCTGTCCAGATTGTCATTGCTGTGTTGACTGCGATGATCGCTGCAGCGATTCCAGCGATGATTGCGCCGAGAGTGACGACAAGCTTTTGGTTTTTTTGAATCCATGCAGCGAACGCGAGGAACTTCGGGAGGAGTTTGTCGGCGAGTGGTACGACAGCTGCGCCGATGGACTCTTTAAGTTCGCCCATCTGGATTCCAAGGTTCTTCATTTTTCCTTGGGTCGTGTTCGCTGCAGTGGAGGCTTGATCTTCAAATGTGCCAGCAAGACGACCGAAAATCTCGTCAGCGTCTCCGCCCTCTTCAATGAGAGAAGCCAGTGCTGGGTCTAGTTTTTTGAGTGCTGTGAAGTTGCCGTTGTAAGCCTTTGACAGTGTGTCGGCAACAGTTCCAAGATCCTTGCCAGTACCGGCAGAGATATCCAAGGCGAGACCGAGCAAGTCTTGGGCTTGAGCGACATCACCAGTGCCTCGAACTAGCGAGTCAAGAGCTGGGCGAAGTTCATCGTCTGCGACAGCTGCAGCGACCGAAGTCTTGGTGATGAAATCCTCAACTGCTGACACTTGGTCATCAGTTGCGTAGGTGACATTCTTGAGTGTCGTGCCGAGTTTTTGTGCTGCAGCGTCATCTTCGGCGAAGGCTTTGACAGCATCAAATGCGACAGTGCCGATCGCTGCAAGAGCGAGGCCTGCAGGGACTGCAGCCTTCTTGATGGCGAACGCTGCCTTCTCGCCTTTGGTCTCAAGCTTCTTAAAGTCGGCGATCGCTTTGTCAATGCCAGCAGGATTCCACTCAGAAATGATTGGGAGGTTAATAGCCATTACTTGAACTCCTTCTGTGCGTCAAGCATGAACTGCTGGATGATCGGCTGTAACGCTCTTTCAGCGTCGCCAGCCATTGACTCAACATCTTTCCACATGTAACGCGAAGGTGAACCGATACGGTCAAGCGCGCTCGCGAAATTGGGTCGGCGATACTTCGGTTCTCGGCGCGACTTTGTTCCGCCAGCCTTGCCAGCCATGTCTGTGATCGCGACAGGTGCGCCCTTAGTGACCACACGAACAACTGCGATCTGTTCAGCTCCTGCAGTGACAGATCCTTTGCGAGGCTTGCGAGTGTTCAAAGAGATCTGAACCTTCTTGACACCAGACCAACCTGTGCGACCGTTGTGAGCCATACCGCTCAAAGGTGGCGACTGGGGGACTCGAGCATTGATCGCATCTACAAGAGGCTTCGCAGCTTCTTTCGTGTCCTTCAATAATGTCCGACGCATCGCAGGGTTTAGTTTCTGCATCTTCTTTAGTGCGTCTTGCAGACCGTAAGTATCAAGTCTCACATCTGCTGCCATTATTGTTTTCGTCTCTGCTCGTTGATGATCTGAACGCAAGTCGCCAGATCGTCTTGTTCGAATGTTATGTGCGGAGGCCAGAACCCAGTCGCGACAAGCAGTTCTGCTAGTTGCTTCCGGTGGCCTCCTGCGTAGGGACTGCAGTCGCAGTCTCCACGACTTCAAGATCTTCAAGCTTCTTGATGAACTCATCAAACGAGATCGGTACAGGATGGCCTTGTTGCTTACTGGCTTCGTAAGCCATGTATGCAAGATCTTCCATACCGATTCCGTTCGACAAGTCTGAAGCTCGTCGTTTCATTTTGCGTTCCCACGAAACAATCACGAAAAGGTTCGTGATCACTTCGTAGGTTTCGCCTTCGTACAGTTTTACTCTGAGAGTGAGTTTCATGGGTTCTCCTTAGTCGGGATCGGATTACTAGATCAGGGGTTCGTTACATCGCGGACGAATGATCCGCCCATGAACACGGCCTCAACAACCGACAGCTCGCCAACAGTCGCCGAGATCGGTGTCACGGTTTCCAAGTAGCAACCAGTCAAGGTGTACTCAGGATTCGATGCTGATTCGGTTGCGCCGGCTGGGCTGATGACGATTGTGGATTCAACACCGAACAGGCTGTTCAGCATTGTTTCAACTTCGGTCGCGCCGTAGCTCTGGAACAGGGTGAGGGTGAGCTCATTGTTGAACAGGCCTGCGGTGAATGTGCGTGAGGTCTGACCGAAGGCTGTGTTCTCGAGTGCCTCAGCCGTGAGGGTCAAGGTCGCTGCACTGCAGTGATCGGTCAAGGTCATCGCTGATGGTGCGGTGACGGTGACAGTGGGATTGCTGAGGTATGTGACAGTTGCGGGCATGATGTGTTTCTTTCTATGTGCGGCTTGTGCCGATTCTAATGGTGAGGTCGTATGCAGGAATGTCTTGTGAGCCGATCTGGGCGACTGTGGGCCGACCTGATACGACTGCGAGTGAAGAGTTCATGAGCGTGTCACAGACTCCGAGTATGTAGTTCGTAGCGTCCTGGTTGCCGGGTGGCGCACCCAACACTCGGAGATCAATCGTGATGTCCGCTGTGTTGTTATTGAACGATGTGAATGTAGGAAGCTCAATGAACACCACCAGAGGGCGAGCGTTGCGTGGATCGGTAACAGGAACAAGTCCAAGAGCTGTGATCGTCGCTGAGACAGCATTGATCGTGTCTGTAAAGATGCCTGCCATCTCATGCCACTTGCGATCTCTTGATACCGAGAAGCTGATTGATTCGGCCCATTGATGCCACTGGTGCGCTCGAGGTCATGTCTTGGAAACTTTGGAAGGAGTCGATACTTCCTCTTTCGCGGTACAGGCTCGCAGCCATGAGCACGACTCCAGCTTTTACTGCAGCATCAGGGACGGTCGTGAGACTGTCGTGATAGCCGGCCTGAACTCTGCGTCGAAATGACCATGCATTCGAAGCGTTAACTGATGAAGTCATGAAAGCGGTGTCATTGCTGGTCGCTCCGCTAATTCCGAGAAATTCGGTGAGATCCGCAACATTTATCCATGTACAGGTCTGTGTCCAGACGAGCGAGCCGACAGGATCTGCAGCTGAACGCTCAAGGTCGTCGCCGACATCTTGAAAGAGCAACTGGTTCGGAATGATGACATCCGAGTCAAAGATGTAGTCGCCTTCTTCGTCAACATCAACCAAGTAGTAGGTCGGTACAGCGAACACGATGTGTGTGCCGTTGAGACCATGTCCGAGGCCTGACAGTGTGATTGATTGTCCGACAGCGATGTCTGTGTTTTCAAGAGTCTGAACGACGGCGACATTTGACAGACGCTGGTGGTGCGTAACTGTAAAGGTTGCCATCGTTCAGATCTCTCTCTTCGTCAATCGGATCAGGCGCGCTTGACGAACTTGGTTGCGTCCATCATTACGGAGGAAAAGTACCCTCTGAACTTTATGACGCGACCGAGTGCGCCGTCTGCAAGTTCAACACTGACAGCTCCGCGTTGCTGCTCCCACGCCTCGAAGCCAGTGCTGTCACCGACATAAAGGTTCTTTCCGCCTGCAGCGACCAAGTTGCGGTCAACGACGAGCGACAAGCCGAAAGCGTTGCCGTTAAAGGTTGAGGCCGATGCGCCAGTGCCAACTGCGTTTTGTGGGCCGACATTCGGGAACAACGGACGACCAGCATCGTCCACAAGTGCGCCGAGCGACGCGTAATACGCGGGCGACATGACGAGCACATTAGGCAGGTTGCCGTTGCTGTTGGTCAAGATCTGCTCAGCTGAGTTGTAGATGAACGACACCCAGTCGGCAGGTGTTGAACCTGAGGTCAATGCTTCGGTCTGGGTGACTCCTGCTTCAAATGTTGCACAAGCTGCGACATCGGTTGCGTTTGCGTAGATGCGTGCCATGTCGTCAATCAAAGCACCGAGAACTTCGGGCGAAGTAAAGTCCATTGATTCTTCGGACAGGTTGACATAGCCACCGTAGAGGGCCTTGGTGATCTGAACATCGTCAACGACGAAAGTGCCTTGATCAAGTGCGACGAGTTCTCCGTTGGATGCACCGATGGTCGTGTGCGTGGTGACTTTCGGACGGATGAACACCTTGCCGGATGCGGGCATCTGGCGGACTCCCATTGCAGTGACCAAGGGACGATAATTCGCTACAAAATTATTATAAATGGGAGACACGATCGGCACTGGAAGGATGCCGGGTGTGTCAGCCGAGGTCACATTTGGAGCGGCAGCGACGATGCGCTGGTTGAACTCAGCGAACTCAGATCCGCCTGCAGCGAACTTGATCATGTATTCCGCAATCGTGGGAAGCTTGAACTCGCGCTTCGGTGATGCGTACTGGATTGGAGCAGTGGGAACTGCTGCTTCGATTGCTTCTGACATTTCATCCTCCTCGGATGTTGGGGTTGGGGTTGGTATTACTTCTTCGTCAGGTGCTTCCTCGTCTGGTGACGAGGCCGCGACTGAATAAACTTGTGCGTCGGCGTATGCAGGTGTCGTGACGACCGACAGCTCCAAGAATCTTGCCTCAGACACCTCTAAAGTGCCGTCTGCAAGCCTCTTGAACTTCGTTGGCACT